AAACTTCATCATTTTGTAATTTAATTGTTTTATCTACAATATTAGGTACAACTACAACCATATAAGCAAACTCTTTTTTTAAATATGATTGAACCAATGGGTCATAGAAATAGAACAATTTATCGTGAGAAGTAAATCCACCAAAATCAACTGAACCAACATATACAGGATATGTTTTAACAATTTCTGTACCATCAGGTTGAGTTTGTAACCAATCAATAGTACCAATATTTAAACATTCTATATCTTGGTTATTTAGACGAATATTACTGATATGTGGGTCTTGATAATTACCAATATGTTTTTTTGGATTAAGTGGATTATCAGGAGCAAACTGCATATGGATATTATCCATATTAGTTTTATGTGTAAGAATATAAGCCCAGTATGCACCCATAACATCAGAGTATGGTGAGTTGCTAACTACATACGTAGGCTTACCTGCATAGTTAGGTAAGTACTTAGCAGTAAGACTTTCAAGCTCTTCAAAAGATACTTTCTCTACTGGTTCAATATTAGATACTACTGTCTTCATATTGTACTTTTTAATACGTATTTTATGAAAGTAATAGTATTGCATTAAATCTACACCTGCACCTTGTTCAAGAGACTCTCTCAAGTGTGTAGGAATATCTACTCCAGCAGCAACAGCTTCTGCTAAGTATGTTTTAATTGGGTCGTATTGATAACCACTATTTAAGGGTTGAACCATAAGATAAGTATGAGTTACGTGCTTACCACGTAACCCTAATTTATCTAATATCTTAAATGTAAGTGGGTCTAGTTTTTTCCAAATTTTAACAGTTTTATTGACGAATCTTTTTATCGCCTTACCAATACCACCCATTTAATTCTCCTTACTTATTATTTAGGAACTAAAGCAGTATTACCAGTTTGAGTTGGTTTATCAGTATCCATCTCTTCATCAGTAACATAGTCTGTATAGTTCTGAATTGGTTTAAGAGTATTAATATCAATACGTCCTAATACTTCCGTAGAAGCTTCACCTTTAGCAATACGTGTAGTATTTGAACCAAGGTCTTTATATGGAGTATTGGCATTATTATAGTAAGTAGCAAGATATTCTTGTAACATACCATCTACTGATGCAGCAGTGAAAGCAGCAGGAGATTTAGTACCAATATCAGATGTTTTCTTAGTTTGCCATCCTTGTGCCTGTAACTGTAATACTTTATACAAGCTATCACGGTCATAACTTAATGACTGTTTACGGTGTAAAGCATTTTGAGTACCAATAATACCTTTAACTGGTTCACCATCAATCGTATCAGAATATTGAGCTTTAGCTGCTTTAATCTGTTCTCCAATAAGAGCAATACGAGAGTATGCTTCAGCAGTCTGACCTTTCACTAACTCAATTTGATTAATTTCTTTTTGAGTTTGTTGAGCCATAAGTTTAATCTTGGCTTCTGTTTCAATTACATTAGCTTCAACTAATTTAATCTCTTTAAGAGTTTTTTGCCATTGAGCATTAACTAATTTAGTTTGCTCAACAGTCTGTTCTGTTTGAGATTTAATTTGTTTGGTTTGAGCTACAATCTGTTTAGTTTGAGCAACTAACTGTTTGGTTTGTTCTTTAGATTGAACTACTTGTTCACGAGATACTTCTAATTTTAATACAGCATCTTGAATTTGAATTTGTTGTAATTCATTTTGTAAACGTACACCATCTGTCTGTGCTAGGATTTGGTCAGTCTGTGCTTCAGTTTGTTTAATACGAGCTTTCTCTGACTCAACCTGATAACCTAACAGTTTCATTTGTTGAAGTTGAGCGTGCAACTGAGCATACTTTAATCTAACTTCAATAGGTAGTGTAATTAATTGAGATTTAGCTAATAAAGCTTGTACATTAGCTTGAACCATTTGGCTACGAACCAATAGATTAGCCCAATACGTTTTATCTCTTTCTAAAGTAAATTGACTAGCTACTTGTAATACTTGATTTAAAGACTGAGTATAAACATTAGCAAAATCAGACTTATCAATAAGTTCTTTTTTACGAACCATATCTAATTGATTAAACGTAGCACTTGCTAACCAATCAAACACACCACGTCCATCTACAATACGTTCAGTAAGAGTGCTGTTATCTAAATCTTTTACTTTTTCTTCTACATCTACGTCTTCCTTCAGTAAATCTTCTAACTTCTTTAATGCATCCTGCATTGATTTATCTTCATCAAGATTAAATTCAGATACATCGTGTAAAGGAAAAGGAGCAGTCAATAGAGCCGATAAATCATTATAATCAGCTTGTTTAGTTTGAAGTGTAGGTGCTTCTGTATCAGCATCTAAAATATCATCAGGATATGGATTAACTGGATTAACTGTAAGCTGTGCTTCAGGTATTGTTTTTAATCTATCAGCAATACCATTAACATCATCTATTAGTTTTTGGTTCTCTTCTTTTTTTGAACCAGTACTAGCTAAATCTCTAACGCTATCAGGTACATTAAGATTAGGTACACATACTGTAACCGTATCACACGTACCATAGGTAATAGCATCATTTTTATCTAATGGGTCTCTAGCCATAATGTTACCTACTATGTTTATGTTAGTTATAAATAAAAAAACCTACACAAGATTATAAATCAATGTGCAGGTTATCGTCTAATTTATATTCTTAATCTCTTAAAGAACCAGTACGTTCTTGTTTTTGTGCAAGCTTCTCAAGTTCTTCTTTAGTAAGCTGAGGTAAGATTTCAATATTAAAATCAGGTACAAGAGATGCACGGCTATAATCGTCAAATGCAGCATTTTCTTTAGTTTTACCTTTTGGAAAACGTTGGTGTTTCATTTGACGTAAGCGCTCTAAAACAATCGCTTCTACGTGCCAACCATCTTCATATGCTTCTGGTTTAAATGGTACATATCGTTTCTTTGAGCCAACTTTAGCATTACCTGCAACAATCCATTGACCATCACGACTAAGTTTAGCTGGGTTATTAACTGTTAAACGAATATGTACTAATTTAAAAGCTTCATCTCGTAGTTCACTTAAAGTCTTACCGTTATATAGAGTAACAGCTTTAGTATCAGCAGTAATGTTATTTACTTTACGTACTGGTTCAGCTTTAGCTTGTTCTTCTAATTTTGCTTTATGTGTATCAATTAATTCAATCATTTTAGCTACATTAGCATTACGTGGGTATTCAATACCTAATAAGTCTGCTTGCTGTTTTAATAATTGAAGTTGTGATTTAGCTTCTTCTACTTGTGCTTCTGCTTCTAAGATTTCAGCTTGAGCTTGTTGAATTGTATCAGTCATACGTGTGTCCTTCTAAGAGATATACAAATTAATTAAAGATAAAACTAGGGGATTTCTCCCCTAGTATATTACAGATTAGATTGGAGCAACTGTTTTAATTAAACCAATCCATTCTGGACGTTGGATCATCATACCATAGTTCCATTGAACAGATGTGAAACCTAAACGACCATATGGGTCATTAAAGTCTGCTGTCTCACTAGATGGGTGTTTGGTAATGATTTCAAATTTTTTCTTACCAGCAGTTTGGAAACCAATAGTAGTAAATGCTTCAGATGATACACACAACATAGGGAATACATCGTATCGACTGTTAGTTGCACGTAAACCTTGAGCAGGGTCTTCAATACCACCAGCACCTGCCCAATGTTTCATCTCAGAACATTCTACAATACGGAATGAACCAATAGAACCAATTTCATCTTCCATTACTTCGCCTGCTGCTGCTGCATACATTTGAACTGGAATAAATGCTGGACGACCTAAGTTATCACGCATAGTTTCAATAAATGGAACTACTTCACGTGGAACGAATAAGATACGAGATGTACGTAATGTACGAGTATCAATCATACGTGAACCAGAGATAATATTAGTATTCTTAGGAGCTTGTAACTCATCTAATGTAACTTCTAAACGTTTAATAGTTTGATAGTCTACAACAGATGTTGCATCCATATCAGCATCAGTTAATGCTGTACCAGAATACAATAATGTACCTGCACCGTTTAACAAATCAATTTGAATTAAGTCTTCTTGAATTTGTTCTGCTGCAATAATTGCTTCAGTGTACATACGTGTTAATGCTTGTGGGTCAGAGTCGAAATCCACAAAATCACGTGTCCATTCATAGAAGAAACCAAATTTATGGAATGTACCTTCAATTTCTCTACGAGAGAAACCTACACGGTTTACACGTCCACCAGTTTCAGTTAATGCAGGTAAGCGAGATAAGATTTTACCAATATCTTTACTTGAACCATACATATTACCATCTTGGATTTGAATACCTCTAGCATCAATACCTTGGTCATTCAAGTTACGGTCATCTAATAAAGGTAATAAGTGATGTACACGAATACGTTTACCCATGTTTTTAGGCATATTAGTAGTATCTGCCATAGCACCGAATTTACGTTTTTTAGCTAACTCTACTAATACTTTTTTCAGATAATAGGCATTAACAGATTGTTGCCCAATAGTACTAGGTACTGGTGCACCATTAATGCCTGTAGGGTCATTATGTAAATGACCTCTAGGATTAAAAGTGTCCATATTATGAGTGCTAGTAGCAGTATAAGCTGGTGTAGGAATAGGATTTAATTGTGGCATAGTATATTCTTTCTATTAATTAAAATATTAAGCCTTGTGTTGATTTAGTAAAGGCTTCAAATTGTTCATCAGTCATAGATAAAAAATCTGGTACATCTGTCAAAATATTATGATTTGAACCAGTGTGGGTAACTCCTGCTGTTTTAGGTGCAGTAGGTTGATTTCTTACCTGAGTTTGAGATTGTAGATTATGACCTACAATCTTAGGTTGCTGTACTACTTGCTGTACTTGTGAAGCAGTTACTTGCTGTTGTTGTTGTTGTTGAGATAATGAAGTAGCAACAAATTCATATAATTCTACAAATGGCTTCTGTAACCAATCATTAGGGATTCTTCCCATAGATTTATCTAAATCAATTACTCTTAATACCTCATCATACAAACCACTATTTTTATCACTGTATAAATGATATAAAGCTTCTGGCTGAGTTCTAAAGAATTCTAAACTATCATCATCCCAATTATCACTTTTACCTAAACTTTGAATTAAATCAGTACCTTTAGGTAACTGGTTCAAGTCTGCTAATACATTTTCAAATTCAGCTTGTTGATTACTGATAATTGCTGTTTGAGAAGTATAAGGTGTTTCTTCTAAATCAGGTAAATCGTAAGTATCAACTTCAGCATCTTTTAATAATTTAGCAATAGCAGCTTTATCATGTTTCTTCAAATCAATCAGGAATTGAAGTGTTTCAGTATTATCTAATCCATTTTCTTTAAGAGTTTTAATTAAACCCATATTAGGCTTAATTGCTTCCATCTTCTTATTGTAATTCATGCCCATTTGCATGAGTCTTACAATATCTTCAGGTTTTTCAACTCTTACCTGTCTACCATTAGCTGTAAATTCAGCAGTAACTTGTTTAACAAAATCATCAGCAGTTAAAGGTTGTACTACTTCTGAACCAAGAGAATGAGTATCTTCTTGTGTATCTGGTTCAGGATGAGTTAATTCTTTAGGTTGTTCTTGAGAAGTTGGTTCTTGGTAAGAGGTAGGAATTTCTACATTACTCTTTAAAAACTCTTCATCAGTCATCCCTAAATAAATATCTTCATCCTGAGCTGAACCAAGATTATCAATCTGTTCTGGTTCTTGAGATTGTTCAGGAATATTATTAGTTTGCTCTTCTTCAAGAGTGTCCTGATTACCAGTATAACTAATATTTGTATCCATTATTTTAATCTTCCATATCGTTTTCTAAATCTTGAATTAATTTTATATCAGTCTTTGATTTCTTAGCAATATCTTCAATATTACATAACTCATGTTTAAAATATAATAAAGACTGCATAACAGGTAAATATTCAGAATTATTGGATATTGCCCAATTCATACTTACTCTATTAAATTTATTTTCTAAATATTGAACCAGATTCTGAAAGTCTGGGTTGTTTTGAAGTCGTTTAATACTTTCTCCCAACTCAATATTAGTCTTCAGAATATGTTTTTCATATTCAACCTGTTCTTGAGTAATTTCAATCATACTACTCCTTAAATTTTTGGTAAGGGGATATTACCTGTTTCAGGTACTTTATAAGGAACTATATTTCTTCTAGGAGTAGGCATATTCAGTAAGGTTCTACCTGTTGAATATTCAATCTTAGGGTTTAACTTAGATTTTTTACTCTCAGTATTTGTATTTTTACTTTCTGCAACATTTACTGCATTTTGCCCTTTAATTAGTTCTTGAGCAATCTTACCATGATTTTGAGCATTAGCTTGTGCTTCAATTACTTCTTTCTGTCTTTGATGTTTCACGCCTGATTGCTGTTCTAAGAAATCTAAAGATTTCTGGTCTGTACCAGCTTGTACATCATCTACTTGAGCTTCTACAAAATTACCACGACTTCTAAAGTATTCTGCTTCAGCAGTAAGTTTATCAACCTTAGCTTGTAACTCTTGCATCTGTAATTGTTGTATTTGTTGTTGCATTGGGTCAGGTTGTGGTTCATAAGACTGAATAGCATTAAGCATACTATCTAAATTATACAATCTACAAATCTCTGTAATAAAGATTTTCCTTAATCCCCAATCAGCTTCTGAACCAAGAGTTTGAGCTACGAAAGTTAGTTGTTGAGCTTTACCCTCTGCTTCACTATTAGATTTAATACTTACATTAAGGAAGAAATCTCCTTGTAATTCATCTTTCCTAACAGGTACAAACTCATTTTGTGTTACTGCAATAACCTCTTCTTCAGCTAACCATACTTGGTTCATAGCTACGATTTTATTACCAATCTTCTCAATACCTTTAGATAATCTAAATAAGATATCTCCTTCTCTTTGAGTCATAGCAGTAATAGCCTGAGACATTCCTTGTACAACTTGACCGTAAGCATTACCATCAATACCACCTTGAAAAGATTTTACTCCTGTACTAGATTCTGCTTCTGCATATTGCTGTTGAAGCAGAACCATAATACTTTGAGGTACTTCATTAGCAGTGTGCATATAAATAGCTTCTGCTGGATGTACTCCTGTAGGATTATATTCATAATCTTCTCCATCATTAAATTTCTTAGAATTAATGCTATCAAGAAATCCTTTAGGTCTTGCTACTTGTCCATTAGCACTTCTAGCTTGGATATCAATCATACTTCTAGTTAATGCTTGAATAATCTCCTGATTATCCTTTACTAATTCTCCATCTGGTTCTCCATATACAGAACCTTTAACTGGAAGATAGGGTATCACTACAAAAGGAAGTTTGTTATCAGGAAAAGGACTTCTTTCTAATCTAATTAAAGTATTCCCTACAATAGTAGCTACAATAGCTTGTACAATACCCGTACCATCAATATCATAGTATCCCCAATATTCATAAGCTTGTAATCTTTTACGAGCTTGGTCTTTAAATTGAAAAGAATTAATTTCATCTACATTACTTCTTTGAAAGGTAGAATCATCCATTCCTAAAATATTTGAACCAAGTAAATTACTAGAATCTGTGGTAAAAATATTATCAATATTATGATAAATACCTGCTGCTTTTAATTCTGAATAACTGGTAGTAAAAGCATATACAGCAAATCTAGCTTGTTCAAAATCTCCTTCACAACTTGGGTCAATAATTAAAGAAGCATTAGGAATAACTTTAATAGCAGGTCTATTTTTAGTTACAACTTCTTCTTTAACTATTTGAGTTTTACCAGTAGGCATAGCTAATACAGGATATCCATACTCAAGACTTGCTTTAATACTTTCCTGCATTTCTTCGGGTAATGACTGGAATATCTCAGAATCTTCAGATGAATCTAATTGTTTTTCTTGAGTCTCTTGAGATACTTGCTCCATAATCTGAACCAGTTCCATTGATTGACTTGGTTCAGGTTGGATATAGTAATATACAGGAATTTCATTTTCTTTAATTTGAGTTTCAGTTTCCCATCCTACTCTAACAATAGCAGTTCCTTCATTAACTGCACTTCTTACTAAATCATTAATAAACTTAACTTTATCAATAAGAGCATTAAACTGAAAATTTAATATTAATTCATTTTGGATAGCAGCAGGTAAATGATTAGGATGTGTAGCATTTACTTGAAATAATTTACGTTCATTCAAAAATGAAGTCGATAAACTACCATA